CAGTTATTAGTTACTTTGGTTAACTCTGTGCTTGGCACGGGAAAACAGACTGCAAGAGGAAATATGGCTTACACCTGTCCTCATTGTAATCACCATAAACCAAAATTAGAAATTAATTTTACTGAAAATAAAGAAGGTGTTAATCCTTGGCACTGTTGGGTGTGTAATAAAAAAGGTAAATCAATACTTCAATTATTAAGAAAAGCAGGAGCATCCCAAGATAAAATATCTGAAGCTAAGACTTATGTAAAAGATGTTAATTACGTTACTAAAGAAAAAGTTGTAAATGCGCTTAAATTACCATCAGAATATACACGTTTAGACCAGTCAGATAACAACAACATAATTAAACGACATGCCTTAGCATATCTTAACAAAAGAGGTGTTAATAACACGGATGTTAGTAAATATAATATTGGTTATTGTGAAAGTGGTTTATATAAAAATATGATAATTTTACCAACTTATGATGTAGATGGTAGATTAAATTATTTTACAGCACGTACTTTTGAAAAAGATGCTTTTGTAAAGTATAGAAACCCACAAACATCAAGAGATATAATACCTAATGAACATTTTATTAATTGGAAATTACCTATTATAATATGTGAAGGTTTATTTGATGCAATAGCAATTAAAAGAAATGCAATACCTTTATTAGGTAAAAATATTCAGAGTAACTTAATGAAAAAAATAGTTACCTCTTATGTAAAAAAAATTTATATAGCGTTAGATAAGGATGCTATAAAACAAGCTTTACACTTTTGTGAAAAATTAATGATGGAAGGTAAAGAAGTCTATTTTGTTGATATGCAAGATAAGGATCCGAGTGAGATGGGTTTTAAAAATTTCACTAAACTAATACAAAAAACAGTTCCTTTAACTTATTCATCCCTATTGGAACACAAATTATCTTTATGATAAAAAAATCGTATAACAGAATTTTAGAGATCTCAGATGATCACAAACAAATTACATTACCAGATTCAAGGTATTACAGACGTAATGGTGAATATTATCCATCAATTACTTACGTTTTAAATTGTTACCCAAAAGGTAAATTTTTTCAAGATTGGCTTAAAAAGGTAGGTTATAGTGCTGATTGGATTGTTAAAAAAGCAAGTGAAGAAGGTACTAAAGTACATGAAATGATTGAGGATTATTTTGCAGGTAAAGAATTAACTTACTTAAGTGAAAGTGGTTATCCTAAAATGGATCCTTTAGTATGGCAAATGTTTTTAAGATTTGTTGATTTTTGGGAAACACACAAACCAACTTTAATTGAAACAGAAGTACATTTATTTAGTGAAGAACTTAAAGTAGCTGGAACTTGTGATTTAATTTGTGAGATTGATGGTGAGTTATGGGTCATTGATTTTAAAACATCTAACCATTTACAAACAACTTATGACTTACAAGGTGCAGCATATGCTCAATGTTATAAAGAATGTTTTGGTAAAGAAGCAGCTCGTGTAGGGGTATTATGGTTAAAATCTAAATCTAGAGGAGTAGATAATTCGGGTAAACGTTTAAAAGGTAAAAATTGGGAAATATATGAATCACCTAGATCACAAGAAGAAAATATTGATATTTACAAATCAGTAAAAAGAATATTTGATTTAGAAAATCCTAAACATAAACCAGCAACAACCTCGTTTAAAACTTCTGTAAAACGAAATGTCTAAAACAATATTCTTTCCTATAGGTAAGGTATGTACCGCAGCTTATGCTGCTAATGAAGCAAAAGTTCGAGTAATAAATTATCCTTTTGATTGGAGTGGTAATTCATATAAAACTATATCTTATATATTAGATAATGGTTTAGATAACATATTTGATAATGTTGAAACAGTAAATAGCGGTTTATTTGAAGGGAAACAAATATGGGATAAAACATATAATATGATGTTTATCCATGAAAAAGAAGATAAGTTATCTACTATTAAAAAGAAATATTTAAAACGATATAATAATATTGTTAACGATATTAAAAATAGTGATAATATCTATTTAATTCAGAGCTCTAATTGCGAACGTGAGTTATCAGACCATTATAGTGATCTTGTACCTTTTTTTAAAAGTAACATTTTAATTGAAGAAAACATGGATAGTAATAATATAGATTGTGTAAAAGAATCTGTTTTAAAGATAAATCCTAATATCAATATTAAAATAAGTAGCTACAGTTTATATAATACTTTAGTAGAAGAATTAAAGACTTCCGCGTAAAAATTTGGCTACCGCATAGAAGGGTCGTATATTTACACCGTAAATAATAAAAATAATAAAGGTTATGATAAGAAAGAAAAAAGATTTATCCCCTAAAAATCCAATGATAATAGACTTAACAGGTCCAGATGGTAATGCTTTTGCATTATTAGGATTTGCTAAAAATTTTAGCAAACAGTTAAATTTAGATTGGGATGCAATTAGAGAAGAAATGACTAAAGGGGACTATGAAGAATTACTTAAGGTATTTGATAGATATTTTGGTTCATTTGTAATATTAGAAAGATAATTATGCAATTTAAAAATTTAAATTTTGAAGACCACCCAGTAGTACCAGATGCTATTCAAGCAACAGCAGTATGTGATAACGGTAAAAGAATATCAGTTGTAGCTGGTGTTGGTTTATACAGTACATCTAAAGCAGGTAATAGAAAAAAAGCTAATAATGTTGAAGATGTTTCTTCATTTGAGGTACT